AACGTAATTATTGTAGGACACGGTCGCTATCAAGCTGCCGTGTTTCTTGGTATGACAAAAGTTCCAGTACTGCAGATTGATATCAGTGAAGAGAAAGCAAAAGCGTATCGATTGGCCGATAACAAACTCAACGAATCAGAGTGGGAGATGGAACTCGTTATAACCGAACTCAAAGGACTCAGTACAACAATGCTTGACCTCACAGGTTTTGATAAAGATTTAATTCTAGACACAGAACCAAAGGACGACATGATTCCTGAAAAAGTAAAAGCATCAACAAAACTTGGTGATGTTTATGCACTAGGAGATCACAGACTTATATGTGGAGACTCAACAGACGAGAAAGTGTTTGAAAAACTTATGGACGGAGTGAAAGCAGAAATGACATTCACAGATCCACCATACAACGTGGACTATCAAGGAGGTGGAAGTTATGCAAACCATAAGAGCGGTGCAAAGAAGAGAGAGGGAATCAAGAATGACAAAATGACGAAAGAAAGTTTTTATGAATTTTTATTTGCAGTCAACAAAAACATTTTAGCGTTCACGGGGGGGGGTATATATATTTGCATGAGTTCAAGCGAACTAGATTCGCTCAAGAGATCATTCGAAATGGCAGGAGGACACTGGCAGTCTTTTATCGTGTGGGTAAAAAACAATTTTACTCTAAGCAGAGCCGACTATCAGAATACATACGAACCTATTCTTTACGGTTGGCCAGATACACTCAAAAATCATTTTTTCTCGGAACGTAGAGACATAAGCAACGTGTGGGAAGATTTAACTACAGTCAAAACAGAATACGACGGAACATTCACAACAATATCGTTTCAAGGATTTAAAGTTAAACTTCCAGGAAAGATAGAGAAAGGAAGTGTGATAAAGAAAAAACAAAAAACAGATATTTGGAGACACGATAAACCAACGAAGAGTACGGAACATCCAACAATGAAACCAGTAGCACTCGTCATTGAAGCAATCACAAACAGTTCAAAGGAGGGAGACATCGTGCTAGATCCATTCTTGGGAAGCGGAACAACAATGATTGCTGCAGAGAAGAGCGGAAGAAAATGCTATGGCATCGAACTTGATACGCACTACTGCGACGTCATAGTAAAGAGATGGGAAGAGTACACAGGAATGAAAGCAAAAAAGTTAAAATAAAATTATGGGAATAGAATTATTGTATAAAATAATAAAGGAAGTGAGAGAATTATTGAAAGGAGTATATAGAGGTAAATGTTCTAGAGAAGAACTGAACACAATAATAAAAAGGATACATAATTTAACTGATATTTAAACATATGGCAAAAGGACAAAAAAAACAAAAACTTACACCAGACAATATTAGAAAGTTAGAGGAAGCTTTTTCTATTGATGCAACAGTGCTAGAAGCGTGTTTTTACGCGGATATTTCTTCAAATACTTATTACAGATGGATCAAAGAAAATCCTGCACTTTATGACAGATTTGAACGATTACGAGAAAAGCCTGTTTTAACAGCAAGACAAACCGTCGTCAAAGCAATTGCTACTGATTCAGAAATTGCTATGAAGTATCTTGAGAGAAAGAAAAAGAACGAGTTCTCACCAAGAACTGAAGTAGATTTGAAAGGACAACTTAAACTCTCAAAGCTAGAAGATATTCAGAACGATACAAAAAAGATTTTAGAAAAGAAAAAATAGAACATTGAAATGGTAATACAACTCAAAGAAGAAGTTCCTGCAGTCTGTCAAAATAAAAAGTGCTACAATTTTAATTCATTCGAACTCGTTGATGTTGACGACATAAAGAAAGACAAAAAAAAAGAGAGTATGTTATATGTCCATACTGTAAAAATAAAATATTTATAGAACCATGAGTGAAATAAAACAACTAGTACAATCAAGATATAAAAATGGATCAGGACAACCATTTGAATTGGTACCAGGACAGGAAGATATATTTGAAATTATTGCTACTAGAAAATATCCTAGAACAGACTGTAGAACTTACACTCAATATGGAAAATCAGAAACGGTTGCAATGGGAGTTTTAACAAGAATTACAACCTATCCTGAAAAGTGGTGCATCGTCGCACCTAGCACAAAGAAAGCTAGAATTATTATGAGTGCAATCATAAGCCACACATTCGATAACGAATACACACTGGCAATGTTTGATGTTGAGGAGGGAGAGAGTGTGGAAAGGATCAGAAGAGAGCGTAGTAAGGACAGAATGAACTACAGACACGCGGACGGACGGCTTGGCGAGGTATTTATCCTATCCAGTGAGGGAAAGCGTACCACAGACCTCCTAGACGCGATGATGGGATTCGGTTCGCCAAATGTTATTATAGACGAAAGCTCTTTGATTGATGACCTGCCATATGTCGGTATATTGCGTATGCTTGGAGGACACAAAGATAACTTCCTTTTTGAAATCGGAAATGCAATGAGAAGAAATCACTTCATGAAGAGTTCAATAGATCCACACTACCACCATATAAATATTACGTGCGAACAAGGAATGAAAGAGGGTAGAATATCAAAAGAGTTCGTGGATGAAATGAGAGTGCGTCCAATGTTTAAACAATTATATATGAACGAATGGCCAGATGCAGATGCAATAGATCAAGACGGATACTCACCACTATTCAGCGAGAAGTTTTTGAATACAAGAAATAATTTTGATGGAGATTTATTCGGAGAAGAAAAAATCGGTGTTGATGTTGCTGGAGAGGGTAGCAACTTCTCAACGATTACTCTTCGTGCAAGAAACGCTGCAGAACTTTTATACAAAGAACATACTCCTGACACAATGCAGCTCGTCGCTGTTGTAGTCCAGGTGCTTAAAGAACATCCGAAAGCAAAAGCATACATCGATAAAGTTGGAATCGGTAAACCTGTTTTTGATAGACTGAAAGAGATACCAGAAATTGCAGATAGAGTCGTTGGAGTTATGGCTGGAGAGAAAGCAGACAACACTGAAGAATTTTACAACAAGAGAGCAGAAATGTATTGGAGAATGCATGAGTGGTTGCAGATAGCAAAACTCGTTGGCGATGAATGGATAGACTTGCTCGATGTTAAATATAAAGTTCAGAGCGACAAGAAAATAAAAATAAAATCAAAAGACGAAATGAGAAGAGACGGTATAGAATCGCCCGACGTGGCCGATGGACTCTCTCTTACATTTTATGAAGAAGATAATATCGTAAAGAAAAAAACAGTTACAAAGAAACCTGCTTGGAAAGGTTACAACAGAAAATAAAATGAGGAAATATTTTATATATCAATGCATGAAGTGTGGCGATGATGTTGAGAGAAGTATGAAATTAAAAACTGGAACAAAGTGCGTGTCGTGTAGAATGGAAGATGCCAGGCAATATGCAAATAAAAAAAACAATGAAAAGAAAAAGAATAAAAAAACCTACGGGAAACTTTAATGCACGAAATACATCACATTGTTTTTTATTTATCAACACAGAAATCATTTAAAGACGAAACAGAAAATTAGGCGTATTTATTTGATTATTTATTTAGAAACATAAGAAGAAAATTGCAAGGAGTTCAAGACTATTAAACAAACTGTGGATAATACTTGTTGCAAAATTAAAACATGTTATAATAAAATCAATGATAGGTGACATCTACAAAAAAACAGATAAAGTTTCATTGTATCAACCATCAAAGGAGATACGAGATTTTACTGGTCGCGTAGTAAAAAAAGATTACGAGACAGGCGATGAAATTTTAAATAAAAGCTGGGTGGAGTTGAATGATATGTCTGTACTCCAAAGAAAAGATAGAGATCAAAGAACTTTTAATGCATTCGTAGACGAGAATGTAGAAGATCCTGCTGAAGCATGGAAGTGGAGAGGTACTAGATCAAAAGCAAGAAATAAAGCAATCGCTCTTCATGCAAACATTACCGCTGGTTATGTTCTTCCAATGTTTATGGCACAGAATGAAGCATCAGAAGAGGACAGAGTGTTCTCAGATATGATGCGAGATATTTCAGAATGGATGGTCAACAACTCCGAATATAAATCTTCATTTTTAATGGCTGCAATGGGAATGCTCGTAAACCCAGTCACATACATGGGAGCTGAATACGCAGAGGTCTATCAAACAATAAAAGAAAAGACTCTAGACGGTTACACAAAACAAGAAATTATAGACGAAACACTTTCAGGATTTAAAGCTCCTGTTTATTCTGCTGAACAAGTTTTGATAACAAATGCATTTCAACAAAATATACAAAAACAAAGATGTATTATAAAAAGAAGATACATCGAATATTCCGAAGCTGAAGCTATCTATGGACCACACGAAGATTTTAAATTTGTGCAACCTGGAGTCAATTCAGTTTTTAGTGAAACAGACGGATTATTTTATGATTTAAAAGATGACGAACACGAAACGCTTGTAGAAGAAGCAATTTATTTAAATAGAAGAGAAGATACAGAGGTAGCATACATCGGTGGAATTTATATGGGAGACACTGATGATGTTGAAGCGAATCCTATCGCACATAGAGACAATCGCAACGCACCAAAATACAACGTTGTTCCTTTTGGTTACCAGAGAATCAATGAACATTTTTATTTTTATAAATCACTTATGAATGCTCAGTTCTGGGATAACCAACTTATAGATGCACAGTACGAAATGGGAATGAATAGAATCTTTTTGGATATAAACATGCCTGTCGCAATTACTGGCCAGGACGAATTTGATAGTGATATTATATTTCCAGGATCAATGACAGCATTTAAAGATAAAGATACTCGAGTCACACCAGTTATTCCTCAAGCAGATATTTCAAAAATTTTTAATGGAATAAGTGTTGTAGAAAAATCAATGGACGAAAGTTCACAATCAGATTTAGCTTCAGGACAGATTCCAGGCGGAGATCCAAAAGCAACTACAGTCGCGATCGCAAATGCAAACGCAAAGACGATGTTGCAAGGAGTAGGAAAAACACTCGCAGAGTCAATGGTGATGTTCGGAGGACTTATGGCGGACATTATTATTAATCACTTGTCAATTCCAGTAATAGATCAACTATCAAGCGACTCAAGTAAATTAAAATACAGAACATTTATATTGCCAAAAAAATCTGTCAGTGGTAAAGAAGTCACGAAGATTATTAAATTTGACGATTCACTTCTAGGAATGCCGATGACTGAAGAACAAAAGAAAAACAAAGAAGCAAAGATGCTAGAAGCAATAGGATACCCAAATAACACATCACACGTTTATAATTTAAACCCAGAATTATTTGCGAGATATAAATATCTTACATACATAGAACCGCAAACAATGTTTCCAAAAAATGAAGAGTTCGTACAAGCAATGATGAAAGACTTGTATACACTCTTGAGAAAGGATCCGCTTGTTTCGTCAGAAGCTCTAGTAAGAGAATTAGTTCATTCATTCTTCAGAGGAAAAACTGACGATATGATGGCAAAACAAAATGCTGGTGGTATAATGGGAACAGCAAATCCGTTAGAAACATCAAGAGCGGATCAAGGACAACCGAATGCACAAATTGTTAAACCAGAAGTCGGTGCAACAGTAGGCGTTCAATAGGTCGAGTAATTTATAAATTTTAATTTAAATAATATCATGAATATAAAAGGATTTGATTTGATAAACGAAGAGAAAGTAGAGAGAGCTATAAATGGTACACCAGGAACTGACGGAACAACCATAGGAGGTATTTCAAAAGAGGATGGATCATACGATGACAATGCTCTTCTTGCAGAATACGACAAGCTAGGAGGTCTTATTAAGAGAGGTGGGGATACAGTGAAGACTGGATCATTCTACGACATCAAGAATAGAAAACCTTTCAAGGAACCAAAAGTTATTTTTATCTACAACGTTAACGGACAAAATGTAGAAGTTGAAGATGGAGAAGAACTTCCTGGAATAGTAAAGGCAGCAAGAATTGTTGCAGGTGCGAAAGCAAAAACAATCAGCAGAAAAAATAAGAAAGCTGATGTTGAAGAGAAATCTGTTGATGTTGAGGGAGACGATGCTGATGTTGAAGAAAAACCAGCAAAAGTTTCAAGAAGAACAAATAAAAAATAAACCATGCTAGAAAAAGTATCAGAACAAAATATCCTGCAGAAAAATCTTGCCCGATTCTTAATCAAAGACGTGTTTAACACCATCGATGAGAATGACATACTTACAGTAGTCAAAGGAGAGAAAGGTAACGATACGTGGTACTACAAAGGGAAACCATTGTCACCGCAACAGGTAAAGAGTTTGAGATTACAAGCAGAAAGTTATTTGAAATCAGATTTGTGGATAATGATGAGAGACGAGATAATATTTCTTGCACAGAAAAATACACTGGACAAGGGAACTACGGAAGCAGACCTGACATCAGGTAAATTGTTAAAGTATTTTATCGAGGTCTTTGAAAACAGAATGAAGAGGATGTTGAAATAGGTGGCCTATCACGACCACTCAGTGATCACAGGGGCATTTCATTGATGGAATGTCGTTGCGATCACTGAAAAGTGATACCGTTGAGCGGCAACGGTAAAACTCCGACGGTCTTTCGAAAGGACCTTTATAAATTAAAAACTTGAGCGACAAGTATAAAATCGACGACAAACAAAATGTCTAAAAAAATAAAAAAAGGGGTAGTTAAAAAATCTAAAAAGGAAGAGTCTGAACTTGAAGAAGAAGAGGACGAAACCGTTGAAGATGACGAGACTACCGACGACGACATCGAAGAAGAGGGCGACGACGAAGAGGCGGATGATGAATCCGATGACGACGAAGCTGAGGACGACGATGACGACGGAGACAGCTCTTCGAAAACTATTGATTATAAGAAAATCGCTGATGCTGAAACCGCTCGTGCTGATAGAGCAGAGCAGTTGATAATTCAAAACAAGATCAACAAGAAGAAGAAAAAGGACGATGCTGGAGATGATGAGGGTGGAGACGATGATGAGGACAGTAAACCACTCACCAAAGGCGAAATGAAGCAATTCATGGCCACTCAAAACAAACAGAACCAGAGACAGTTATACGGTGACCGCATAAAAGAAATTGCAACCGAAATATCTGAATCTGTCGATGAAGCAAATGCTATCATTGCTGTTCACTCCAATAGAACATGGCCTGATTCAGTTTCTCTAAGAGATCAAGTTGAGGAAGCAAGTGCGATCGTTAACCGAAAGAGATCAGGATCAAAGATTTCTGAATTGACACGTGCTCTTAAGAGCAAAGGCAGTATCCGAAAGGGTGATGCTGATGGTCAAAGAGATGGTCAAAGAGGAACAGCTCCTAAGATGTCTAAGGCAGACGAGAGTGCATACAAATCAGCAGGTTTTATATTCGACAACAAAACTGGTTACTTTAAAAAGAAACTTCCTAGCGGAAAAAAACTTGTTAAAGATCCAAAAACCAAGAGAAGTTGGACTGAATAAATAATCACGATTACGAAGCTTTAATAGCAACAGTTAGTTTTTATAACTAACTCAAGTAATTGCAAAAATGACGAAGTAGTTAAACCTACGAGTTGTTTTTGTTTATAAAACATGAAAGCAGACCTTAAAGTTATTGGTCCAGCAGCTATTTGGCCTCGCTACTTAGTAGCAGGAGGTACAAAAGTTAGAGTTGGAGAACCAGTACACTCAGTTGCAACTTTATCTTCAGGTGTAGCATCCGCAAACACATATGTATTGGCCGCAGCCGATACACCAGTTGTCGGAACTCACAAGTTTGGTGGAATTGCAAATGAAAATGCCGAACTAGTCGCAGCAGGAACAGTCAAAGAGCAATTTTTGAACTGTGCAAACCCTGTTCCTTGTATCGGTAGAATAAGAGGTAAAGCCGAGACTGCCGCTAACGTCGATACGTTAACAGAATTGGCACTCTTGATTCAGGACGTAGTTTTGATTGACTACGCAGCAACAGGTGGCACAGACGGTGGACCTTTGTACACAATCAAAGACGCTGCATCAGCAGATACATCAGGACTTGAAATCGTTGGCGGAAACCCAGCACTTCAAACACTCGATGTCACTGTTGTAGCAAACGCATACAGACACGATTTTGCTTAAACTTTAGTTTAGTAGATCGTACTTTTATTAAGTTAGTTAATCTTTTACAAATATTATGAACCCACAAGGAGGACATACATACCAACTATCACCTGACGCTTGTCAAACAGCGATCGATGGAGTTGCTTATGAGAATTACGAAAGGGAACAGCAACCTGGATATTTGTCTGCAAAAGATTCTTTCTTCTTTCAACAGTCAACCGACACAAATCTTGCGTATATATGGGATGAAGATTCCAACGTAGGTGGTTTCGATGAAGCTGACGAACAAGAAGAATTAGTCAACTCAGACACATTTATTGGAAACACCAAATCCAAGAAAATGCAGAAATGGATCAAACAGGTTCCAGTTTCTCTCGAAGCTTTCAGAGCCGATCATGTCGGTAAGAGAGCAAAAATTGGTAGTCAAATCGGAGACCGTGCTCGATTGACACAAGATAAAAAAGCTATCTTGAATACATACGGAGATGCATTTGCTGGTAGTATAAATACAACACCAGATGGTCAAGCATTAGCTTCAAACGCACACGTTACATTGAAAGGTGCAACGATTGATAACTTGGAGACTGGTGTATTGAACGCAGACAATCTTTGGACTTTGGTTCAAAGCTTGGCTAACATGAAAGCACAAGACGGAGAAGCTGGATCTTATGTTTTCGAAGGACTTGTTATTCCTTTCATTCTTTACAAGACAGCAAAGGAGACAATGAACTCTCAGTTAGCACCTTTCAGTGGCGAAAATCAGATCAACTTGTTTGATACTGACTACGGTACTGTAAGAATCGCAGCATCGATTTTCTTGGGTTCAACTTACAACTCAAATCTTTATGCCAACACTTCGTACCATGCCGTTTCATCACAGCACACGATACAAAGAAAGACATTCATGGACTTGAGTACAAACTTGATTCCACCAGAAAATACAGTTAACGATTCTTGGATGTATAGAGCAAGATTCCTAGAGTCTCATTTCCCAGAGACATTCTCTGGATATGCAGGATCAAACGGAACGGTTTAAATTATCACCTTAATCACTAACCAAAAAATATGAAAATCAAAAATATTTTGTTAGGAATCCTCGCACTTGTTGCAGTATTCTTAATAGGCATGGCGGTTGGTGGTAATGGAAGCCAATCGTTAGAAGTAGGAGCGTCAGGAACTAGATTCCCAAATGGTATCAGTGCTGACAAGACTTCACCAGTCGTTGGAGGAGTAAGAGGAACAACGTTGACAATAACAGGAGCATCTACCTTATCAGGTATATCAACTCAAGCTACAACGTCAGTAACAAGCTTATGTGTTTATAACGGAACCCAGTTCACAAAGATTTCCTTTGCAGCTGGTTCTACTACACCCGCATACGCTACTTCGACAACCTGTCTATAGTTTTCTGTCTACTCAGCTCCTTTATGGGAGCTGGGATAGGCAGAAAAAATTTATAAATTTAATCACATAAAAAAATGAAAGAATCAAAAAAATATCTTATAGGAGGAATCATTGCGACAGCATTAATCTTCGCTTCTATTTTTGTAGGAGTTCAAAACAATAAAAATCAAAATACGGTTGGACTCGCAATTTTATCAACTCACTCAGCTTGTAAGACAGCACCAGCAACAAGCACTTTGTCAGTTATGGCCGCATCAACTTCTGCAAACATCGTTTTAACTTGCGATGCATACAACATGGATAATTCAAATCCAAATGCAACACCGATGGACTCTTCAGCACTTGCAATCCAATATACCGCCGCATCAAGCACAGCATCACAAATGACTGTAGTTGTAAATTATTCAAATGACGGAATTGATTGGTATAAAAATTATTTAGAGGGAGATGCAATAGCAACAACTAGTGTGGTACTTACAAACTCATCAACAAGTTCAACAAAATATTTATACAATGTTTTGACACCAACAAGATACGTCAGAGCAACATTCTCAAACAGTGCATCAATCGTAGCAACGTCGTCAGTGTGGGCAGAATTTATTCCTAAAAAAATATAAATATATGTACACAATTTTAGAAGTAAAAAGTAATATTACACCAATGCTTCACGGAGGTACTTTGGGAAAAGTACGCAACTTCGAAGAAGCGTGTGAAAGAGCAGCAAATACAATGCTGACTAAAATTAAACTTCTAGAACAGATACGTATTACATCACTGGCTCAAACAGTACACGACAATTTATTTGATTACGCTCTACCATCCGATTATTATTCAATCATAGATTTATATCCTGAAGCACAGAGAACGAGTTTTGATAAAGCGAGAAGAATTGCAGCAAAACCACTCGACTTAAAAAAAGCTTTTAGAAATAAAGAAATCTCAATTGAGGGAAAAGAGGGTGCAAAAATATTGAGAATCGTTTGGAAGCAGAGATCACCAAAGACAATGAACTTGATGGACAGTTACAACGGAAACGGTACATGGGTTATTGTTGGAACTGCATCAGGAATTACTACAGATAAAATAATAAAATACTCAGGCGGTGGATCCGTTAAATTTAAAGTGTCTGCAGACGGAGACGGAATACAGAACACAACAATGGATCCTATTGATTTGACTGACGAGTTTGGAATAGGCGACATGGTAGTTCCAATTTATCTAGGTACAATAACAGGACTCACTTCGATAACTCCAACATGGGGAAACGATTTGACTACAAAATATTTCACTGGCGAAGCACAAACTGCTCAAGCTGATGGAACTGCATTCAAAGTCGGATGGAATATTATAAAATGTGCTTGGTCTACAGCAGTAGAGACTGGCGTAGTAGATCCAACAACAATTGATTCAATCAAATTTACATTTCAAGAATCAGTAGCAACAGACATCACAGTTAGAATAGATAATATACAAATGTCAATAGGATACCCTTTTGATATCAAATATTATTCAAAGTTTTATTTCGTCACTCCTGCAGGAGTCTTTATAACAAGACCATCGAGTGACGATGACTATGTTGTTTGCGACAATGATTCAATACAAATATTTAACCTAGAACTTTTGATAGCAATAGCACATCAACTTGAGGGAACTGATTCCGCTTTTGATATTTCCTTTGCAACTTCACAACTTCCAGGACTCTACCAGGCATATAGAGGAGAGCATGGAGACGAGAGCATGAAGAAAACAACAACATACTTCGGAATGCCTAGATTTAGAAAATAAGTACATAGGTTGACAATTGGGTTGACAATATAAAATAGAAAAAATATATGGCAGAAAAATATCAACTAACAGAACAAACACTTGCGTACGTCACAGCTGAAGAAGTGACGAACACACAAAAGGAATACCTCGTAGCAGGTTCCCAGAATGTTCTTATTGATAGAAACCGAAAGGTCAGGACCAGGCCAGGATATTCACGAAGAGGTCTATCAAACAATGCCGAGACACCAGTTAAAAATGGTTTCACATGGCACACTTCAAACGAACTTCAAATACCGATAAGATTCTATGACGATGAAATGGAAGCCGATATAGAAACTATCGATGGAGTAGCAATAAACACAAACATAAAAGTTATAGATGGTCTTGGTGTTGATGTTATTCAAAGATCAGCGAAAATATTTGATGCAACAGAAAACATAGACTTACTGATTACCATAAATGGAGACGATAAATTATACGAATGGAATGGTGCAATTGCTGTAGTTGACTCAATAACTGCAACAGAAATAACAAAAAAAGGTACAGATACATTCGCACAAAATAGATTTTATACAACAAGAAATAAAATTGTGACTTGTGTTAGAACAAGAACAGATTATACATACACAGGTGGAGAGGGAACTCTGACACTTACAGGAATTGCAGATACAACAGGTTTAATTGCTGGGGATATTTTAATACAAAAAGTCGTTCAGATGTCAAGTGCTCCAATCGCCAACAGAAAAAATCACACAATATTTGCATTTCAAAATCAAATCTGTATCGGATCAGAAGATGACGAAAAAATATATGTTTCAAAGAATACAAGTTATTATGATTTTACTTTTTCATCCCCTCGTATTCCTGGAGACGGTGCATTACTTACGCTAGATGGTGTTTCAAAAGGTTTTGGAATAATTGGAGAAAATCTTTTGTGTTTTGCTGGAAGAGATGGAATTTTTAGACTTAAGTATGAACAACTAACAGTCGGAGACACACTTACAGAAACTTTAAATATAAAGAAATTAGATACTGGAGTTGATCAGGGAGCAAAAAATCAGGAAACTATTATTGCAATAGGAGATGCACTTGTTTATCTTACGAATGAACCAGCAGTCAGATTTATAACGGATCCAGATGCAGCGAGTGGTATCAATCCAACAACTTATTCAAACCCAATAAAACCAGACTTCGATGCTGAAGACTTTGAAAATGCCTGTGCTACTTTTTGGAAAAATACTTATTATTTATCTGCTCCGAATGGATCAAGAGTTTACATGCTTGAATTCGTCCAGGACTCAGATGGAAAGACCAGGAGATTCTGGCAACCACCTCAAATACTTCCTGTACGTGCATTCACAATAATAAATGATTGGATACACGGACACTCAAACGTGGTTGCAGAGACTTACAAACTTTTTGACAACGAAGTATATTCTGATATTTCTTCTGACGATGAAAAACTTCCAATTAATGCTGTTGCTCGATACGCGTATAGAAATTTTGGAGACAGAACATTATTAAAAAATTTTGATGAGTACGCTATCGATGGAGAAGTGCTTCCTTCTGTAAATGATTTGGTACTCACACTCAGATATGATTTTGACGGCAATACGCAAACAATAGATAAGACCATCGATGGGCAAGACGACAGTATACTCTTGGGTAGAGCTATCAACGCCTCGTTGGGCCAAAATGCCCTCGCCATGCAACCTTTGGGAGGGTCTTTGACCACACCAGACAATGCGAACAAGTTCGGCATAATTTTCGAAATACCAAAAGAGGACTTCACAATGCTTCAGGCAGAGTTTAGTACGAACGAGGTAGATCGATATTGGGCGATTATTAGTCACGGTGGAAACACAAAATTGTCTCCACGTAAGAACACATTTATAAAAAAGTAAAAAACATTTGTGAAAAAATAAGCAAATGGTATAATATATTTATGTCAAACATTCTCACATCATTAAAAGTAATAGCAATATCAGTCTCACTTGCAGTCGCTTCATTTTTTGGATACGTTGCTCCAGAACAAGGACAGCTTCCAAATCAAATTGACGTAGGTGCAACACTTCCTATCGCAGGACAAACATACACACTCGCAGGTAGCGGAATATCTTCTGCAGCGACTTCAATAATTCTTACATCGTTCACAATTCCACAGAGTGGATATAAGATCCAAGATTCAGACATGAGTTCAATTTTCTATTTAACAGTAGAACCTGGTAATAGAACAAAACAAGAAATAGTTTCTTGTACGACAGTAACTCAAAATGGAAATAACACTGCGACTCTATCAGGATGCTCTCGCGGACTTTTGCCTATATCACCATACACAGCATCGACAACCTATGCATTCCCTCACGGTGGTGGAACGTCAGTAGTATTTTCAAACCCTCCACAATTTTATACTCAATATGCAGCACTAGACATGCCAGAAACTATAACTGGTCAATACACTTTTTCTACATCACCAATAGTTCCGATAGTTAACTCTGCATCAACTACAAATGCGGCTTCAATTGGCTACGTCAACAACGTTGCAATATCGGGTGGAGCATCTTCATCGGCAACAGTTTATGGTTTTTCAAAACTTTCAGTCTCACCTGTAGATGCAAATATTCCGATAGCAGTTGGAGATAACGATACAAGAGTTTCTCCTGTTTCTCTTTCAACAGTTACAGCAGATCAAGTTGCGGCGCTTATTGGAACATCACCAAGTGCAACAAATACATATGTAACATTTTTAGATACAGCGACAACTAGTGGTGCAAATAAAATTGTTAAAGCAAATGGTAGTGGTTTAATAGATGCTTCTTTTTTAACTCCAACGCCAGTTCTTTTGGGAGATGGATCAGATGGAGATGTAACAATTGCCGCAGGAACAACAAATCTCACAAGAGATATGTATTACAACAATCTTACTTTGGCAACAAGTTCAATACTTAGGCCAAATGGATTTTTGATTTTTGTAAAAGGAACACTAACTCAAATAAGTACAGGTAAAATATTAGCTAATGGAGGAAATGGTACGAATGCAACAAATGCAAGTGGACAAACACACGGAATTGGTGGATTAGCTGGAACTTCAACACCAGCAGGGACATTACCAGCTGGAAAACCAGGAGCAGATGGTGGAGCAGGTACCAATGGTTCAAGTGGAAATGGTTCCATTCCTGGTGCTGGTGGAAATGGCGGTGCTGCTTCAAACGTAACAAATTCTTTACTTTCAGCAATTACAATGTCAGTAAATGGTAATGGTGGTGCTGGTGCTGGTGGTCAAACTGGTGCTGGTGGTAGCGGTGGTGCTATCGGTACTAGAACAGCAGCGAGTAGTTCAATCAGAGATTATACATCTGCTAGATTTTTCTCTGCTATGGTTGCAGGTACATTCACACAATTTTCAGGTAGTCCATCTGTTTCAGGTGGAGGAGGTGGTTCGGGTGGAGGAAATAATTCGCAAACTGGATGTGGTGGAGGAGGTGGAGGAGGTGGTTCAGGAGGAAACGGAGGATATATATATCTTGTAGCAAATTCAATTATAAGTTCAGGAGAAACATTGCTTGATGCAAGTGGTGGTAACGGTGGAAATGGTGGAAATGGAGCTGTTGGTTCAGGTCTAGGAGGAGGTGGAGGAGGTGCAGGATCAGGTGGAAATGGTGGAATAATAATGTTGTTCTACAAAACAAAATCAGCAACTATTGTCACATCAGTCTTAGCTGGAACATCAGGAACAGCTGGAGCCGCTGCAGGTGGATCAACCGCTGGTAATTCTCCAGTTGGTCAAATTGCTGGGTTGTTAATCGAGCAAGAATTTTAATATATTTTTATAAAAATTATGCCACAAGATGAAATAAAAAAAGCGACAACATTATATAGTTCATCGTATGATTCAACTACGGGGAAAACTTCCTATACTTCTTCATCAAACCCACTATATGATGCAAAAATTTCAGGTGCAAAATCTGTAACAAATACTTCTCCAGTTGCAACTGTTCCATCAGTATTATCTACAGAAAACGCAGCAAACAACGTTCAAAAAGATGTTGGTAATTTAAATAATATTTCTCCAACAACAGCACCAGGATACGTTGCTCCAAAAGTAACAACAACGACTCCTGCAGTAGAACCAAAAGCATACTTCATAAATGACAACGGACAAGAAATACAATTTACTCAATCGCAATATTCAGATCCGACAAATCAAAAATTCTTACAAGACAATGGATACGTTCAGTCAAAAGCAGAATTTAATACTGACTATGTTTCAAATAAAGATACGATGACAGATGAAGTATCTTCATATAACACTGCACTAGAAGAATTGACGAAGAATATGACTGACTACAATGTAGATACAGATCCAGAATATATTGCAAAAGTAAATAGTATAAAATCTCAATTTAGTACACTTATAGATCAGGCAAAGAAAACGAACGCAGGTAGAATGGGTTCGCTTACTTCTCTTGGGTTAAGATTAGGTACAACTCAATACGCAGGTGTAACTCAAACAGGAATTACAGGAGAAGAATTTACACAAGCGAATCAAAGAATTGCAACACTAAACCAACAAGAAGCAGATGCAATTTCATCAGCTAGATCAGCATTCCAATCTGGAAAGTGGGAAGAATTTAATAATCAAATGAGTGCAGTTACAAAAGTTAGAGACGCAAAAGCTAAAGAGCTTGATGATTACAATACAAAACTTGCTACATCAATAAATAAAATTCAGGATGCACAGATTCAGAGTTCAAGAGACGATGCGATTGGAAGTTTGCTAACTCAAGGAGTTACTGATGTTGCAACAATGCTTGACTATTTAAACTACGACGATAAAGGAAATAAAGTCGGAGATTTTACATCAAAAGAAGTCGCAGACACAATGAAGAATTTTGCAACAGATATTGGGGTTGGTAGTCTAGATAAATTAACTGGAGAAACTAAAAATTTTTCTATTTTAAAAGATTCTGGTCTCTTACCAAAAAGTATTACTTCACTTCCTGCGGATCAACAACTTGGAGCTTTCTTGAAATGGAACACATCGATGACTTCTTCAAAGGCAGTACAAGATGCTGGTAATACAGGAACAGGAAGTTTTGACCAATTTTCAAAAGAACAGATTGCACTTTCTGCTATTCCAACTCAACTTAGAAACTCCGATACAGAATTAAAAAGATATCTTGATGGCATCAGATCTGGTCTTGCTGAAGGAAAGACACCATATGAAGTGGCTGATAATTTGATGGGATATAAAATTGAAAAACCAGATGATTTCTCAAACAGCGTTAGAGGATATATTTCTGTTGCAAATTTAAATAGTTCTGAAATTGGAAATGTCGCTCGACTTATAAATTCTGGAAATAAAACTGGAGCTATTCAAGTCATTGAGAATAAAGTCCTTGATACTCAAAAGAAACTTGATCCAGAAAGCTATGTTGGGGAAGCAACACCAAGATATTATGTCGATAAGGTAGCACAAATAAAGAAAACGATAGAAGATGCTGGTCTTTTAGACCAGATTGGACCTATTGAGGGAACTATACAAAATGTTCTAGGTAAACTTTCTAGTAGAGATGCAATGAAAATAAAAGCACAGGTAACAAGTCTTGTAGCAGAAATGAGAAATCATTTATCTGGTACTGCCGTAACTGAATCTGAGAAACAATTTCTTGAACCTTTAATATCGTCTCTTTCAGATAAAAAAGGTGTATTTTTGAATAAGTTAGATGAAATTTCCACGAATTCCCTTACAAAATATAATGAGACTAGAAAATCAGCAGGACTTCCTGCATTGAATGAATCTGAACTTCTTAATAAGGATGCAAGAGCAGATTTGTATGCAAATGGAGTATCAGATCCAAATAATCCGATAGACAAAAAAGTTAACGATCCTCTAGAAGTCGGAGAGGTCAATACTATTAGCCAAAATAACCCTATGGGAATATAAATATGACACCACAAGAATTTTCAGCAAAAATAAGGACAAAATATCCAACAGGTATAACTGCTGATGGAAAAAAATATTCTGATTTATCAGACGATGAACTTACAAAAAGAGTTGTTGCTAAATATCCTGTATATAAATCTCAAATAAAGGAACCGACAGTATTTAGTAGAATTTCTACAGATATTTCTAAGGCTGGAGCAGATATTGAAAATATTATTTCAGAACAGGATAGTGGAAAATCGTCTATAGAAAAAGGATTTGAAGCAACCGCAAAAGCATCTTCTGTTCCGTTAAAAGTTGCTACAGAATTGTTACCAAAATCTGCTAGAAAAGGTATTGAATATGTTGGAGAAAAAGCAGGGGATATTGTTTCATGGTTAGGGGAAAAAATAGGGGATACAAAAAAAGCTCAAGATTTTATTACACAACATCCTGAAGCTGCAAAAACTTTGGAAAAAATTGCGAATGTCGGTGCAAGTAGCGGAGAAATTGCAGGAAACATACTTGTGGCAGATCAGGCAGTAAAAGGAATCAAAAAAACTGCAGAATATGTTCCAAAAGCAGCAGATCTTGTCAAAGAGGGTGGAGAAAAACTAAAGACTGGTGTTGCTGGAATATATAAACAAGCAAAAGAAGTTTCAATGAAACCAGCAAAAGGTATCGAAAAAATGATAGAAAAACCATTACCTAAGCCAGTCGAAAATGTAATATCTGAAACTCCAGTTGCAAAATTTGATGAATATATAAATACAGCAAAAAATGCTGTGGAAAGTTATAAGAATACTACCCCACTAGAATTGGCAGGAGAAAAAGCACAAGATGCATTATTAAAAATACAAGATAAACTTTCACAATACGGTAAATTAAAAAGTGGTTCCGTATCTACTTTTGGGGATAAACCAGTTGGAACTATTGCTACAAAATTTAAACAATCTTTAGAAAGTATAAAAAATCAAAAAACTTTAATTGGTGGAGACTCTAAACTTGTAGATGAATTAATTGGTGGAGCAAAAAATCTAGGCAATAACCCTAGTGCTTTAGATGTAGATAAATTTGTAGATTTTGTTCAAGATAAATTATATACAAGCACTAGAGACTTGACCGTTCCTGTAACAGATTCTACTACTGGTGCAATAAGAAAAGTGTTGGGTGAAATGAACAAAGGATTAAAATCAAATCTTCCAGCAAGTTATAGTAGATTGAATGATTTGTACTCAAAATTAATAGATATTAGAAATGAGTTAAATACAAAACTTGGAAAGGAGGGAGAAAGAGGTGGATCACTTATGAAGAGAGTATTCAGTCCATCAGATGCAAATACAAAGAAATTATTTGAATCAGTAAAAAATGAAACTGGAGTAGATCTAGTTAACGAAGCGACACTTGCTAGATTTGCTATGGAAACAATGGGTGATGCTAGACAAGCAAGTCTTCTTGAACAGTTGAATCTACCATCTAGTTTATCAAAAAAAGGTTTGTTAGATTTTATATGGGATAAGGCAACAGAAAGTGTAAATACTCCAGAAAAAATAATCGAAAGAGCTAGAGCAAAAACTAAACAATAATTATCTTACAAAGAACCAAACATAAGCACAAAAAGATAAATAACAGATAGCAATAAAAATAGCCAAAGGAGATGATATATAAAACAATATTAACCATAGTAAAAGTTTCATAATTTGATTATAACACTCTATGAATATAAAGCAAACACTAGAAAAAGCCAGAAAAAACAAGAACCCTAACGACATTATGGTGGCTTTATCAACTATGGTAGAAGAGTTTTTGCAGATATTTACAAAAAAGCAGACTGAAGACTTAGATAAAAAACTCAACGATTCACTTAATGAAGTGCTGAATCAAATCAAGGGAATGAAAGATTCACTCGATAAACAAATGCTCGATGAGCTGAATGCTTTTATTGTTAAGGAATCACATCGATTGGAACTTAAAGGAGATCCAGGATACACACCAATAAAAGATGTTGATTATTTTGATGGTTATACTCCGCAAAAAAATAAAGATTATTTTGATGGTAAGCCAGGAGCGGATGCAGTCGTTGACTACGAAAAAATTGTAGGAACAGTTATAAAATATATTGGCGATCAAAAAGATACTCCAGACGATATCGTCAGAAAAATAGGACTATCAAAATTAAAAATATCAATAGATTCAATTTCAAAACTTACTGAAGAGATAGCACTCATTAAAAAAGTTGTTTCAACAAAAAGTAATGCCACTGTTAAAAGTGGTGGTATGGGAGATTGGATCCATCAACAATTTAGTGTCAATTCAACTTCAACATATATAACGCTTTCAAGCAGAGTAGCTGCGAATGGAACTGCACACCTTTTTAGATATCAAGGCCAAGTTTTAGCGATGAATGTAGACTATAGTGTGAACGGAAAAGTAGTGACATTTTTGTCTCCACTTACTGACATTCTTGTTGATGGAACAACATTTGATGCAACATTTGTGCGAACAAGTTAATAATTGTATAATATTTAAAAATATGAATAAAAAACTAGGTATAATTTTAATAAGTTTATTGCTTCCTATATCGGCACTCGCCGCTTCTGTTTTTACATCTTCACAAGTAGGAACCAGTCCACAAAATGGAAAAATACTACAAACGAATGGTGCAACTTCTACATGGGTAGCAACTTCAAGTCTTGGAATAAGTAGTGGTGGTGGAACTCCTGGGGGTTCAAGTACACAAATTCAATATAATAATTCTGGAGTTTTTGGTGGAGATGAAGGTTTTGTTTGGGATAAAGATAGTAAAATGTTAACTATTTCTACAACTTCTGCAGATGCACCAAACATGCTTACTTTTCATAATGATCTAAATGTAGGTGCAGGAAGCGGTATCGCATTCTCATATAATATGATGGGAATATTTGATCTACTTTTGAATCAAATCAAATCAATAGTTAATCCTCAAGGATCTGCAGATCTAGTATTCTACGGTCCGCAAATGGGTGGAGAACATGAATATATGAGACTTACTGGCTCTGGAAGTTTATTAATAGGAACTTCAACAGATAGTGCTTTAGGTGCACTTCAAGTGATTGGAACTTCCACAACAGATCAACTTAAAATAAACGGTTTATCAAATTCACTTCTCGGAGTAGATGAGGACGGATATGTTATAGCAACATCTTCAAGTGTTGATGTTTCTAGTTTCGTTCCATATAGTGGTGCAACTTCTGCATTAAATTTAGACACACAAAATTTGTCATTGACAAGTGGAATTATAACGACACTTGGAGAAATAAGAATGGGAAATGCTATTACTCAACCAGAACTTAGATTTTATAATGATATCTATTCAACTGGTATAAAAGCAACAACATTAACAGATGATTGGAGCTTATTATTACCAAATAAATCTGGAACTGTTGCTGTTACTTCTGATTTAGATAATTATTTAACTGGAATTAGTGCAACAAACACACTTTCATATTGGACTGGTCCAAAAACTTTAGGTAGCTTAACTACTGGTACAGATGGAACATTTTTGAGAGCTTCATCAACTGCTCCAACTGGACTTGATTGGGCTTCTGCAAGTGGAAGTAGTCCAGTTTGGGGAGGTA